TATTTGAAGTCAGTGTAACCTGCTTGTAGTGTTCCTAAGATTGCTCCTGCCCGACATGCCTTGAAGAACTCATCTTGGCTTGTACACTTACCGCCATTGATCTCTGTTAGGTTACATCCCTGCCAACCTGATTCTCCATCAATCTGCGGATACATGCCAATCTCAACACAAGGATTAGTCGTGATATCTCTGTCTTCGACAAAGAAAAATCCGGGCTCTCCGAACTCTTTGATCGAACCCATAATCTTTTTAAACTCTTCTCTAGTGATTTCGGATCTGACGATAACTGCTGAATTATTGCTTCGGCCCCTTTGAGGGTTATCGATGAACCAATTCCCTGTTTTGGCATTAATCATTTCCTCATCTTCGGGTGAGAATAAACAGATAGTCGCACTACGTCTTACACCACCTGCTAGAACCGCATCTGCAGCATGCATAGCAATGTCATAAACTTCAATAGGCTTAAGAGTATCACGTCCTGATAAAACAATAGTCTGTAAGATATGCTCAATCTTATCTAGTGCTCTGCGTAGTGGTTCAGGACCAGGGGCTTTGAATCCACCGTTGATCATGGCACCCTTTGGACGCACTTGGTTTAAATCGAAATATACTTTACGTCCTTCCATCTCAGGGAACTGTCCACCACCCACAAAGTATGATGACATAAGCGCACCTAGCGCATCAGCCCAACCTTCAACAGAATCTTCTACAATCCAACCCTTGGCTTGCTTCTTACGTTCAGCTAGATTTGGCAACTTCTCCACATGATGCTTTTGCACAGAGAACCCTGCCCCTGCGCCACAGAGAAGCACGTAGAATAGCTCTGAAAAGAAACGTGGTCTATCAGCATAGGTTGATGTACAGTTGTACATTCTCATCATATGCTTGCGTAACTGATCTCCACCAAACTGTAGAGCACGTTGAGCACCTAGTGCATACTTTAACTTATAAAGAGATTCTGCTTCATTGATCATCTGATTAAGTTCAGGTGTCATCTTGTCTTTGTAGTAATCTCTGTGCATGTTCATAACACGACTTACAGACTCATCCCAACTTTCATAACGTTCTTTGGTGTCATCCCACCTACTGTATCCTTCATAAAATTTAGTTTCGGACATAAGACTTCTTGTGTCTCTATCCCTATTGTTGTTGACAAGTTTGAGCATCTAGCACCTCTTTAAGTAAATAGTTGTTAATACCGCTAGTCCGTATAACTAGCAGTCTAATTTGTTTTTTCTGATTGGTGTAGTATATAGTAAAAGAAAGAATCTTGCAACTACATATTGTAATAAAAAATAATATTTTTATGTATAATCGTAAATTATTTCTTCAGTGTTCATACGGATATCAGTTCTAACTTTTATCTTAGTTCTATTTTTTATAAAGTCTTCTAATATATCTGCCTGATATGCATGAGCATCTGATTCCCAATGATAGTTATCTTCACACTTAGTAAAGCATTCGTGTTCTAAGTGCTCATATAATCCAGTTTCAAAAGGATCTTCAAGTAACCAGTTATCTAAATTTATTAGTTTGAATAATGGGTCTTCAAAAAAATCTTTTCCGATAGGATAATAGTTCATAATAACTAGTGGTATGTCATTAGATTCACATATTTGTTGTAAGTGTAAAAAACTTTTGGCGAATTCAAACCTCATATGTGTTCCAGTGTGATCACCACAAGTTCTACGATCTACGCTTATTTGATTTGTATGAGGATTGATATACTGTGTTGTCAAAGCTGTGGACTCAGTAGGTGAACCATAATATTCCATATGCTGTTTCATTGCAGCATGTATCATAAGCTTTCGATACTTACCCGCCCATGAAAGCTGACCTTCTAAATCGTTGATGCGATGGTGTGTATGAAACCCTGGAGCGGGAACATATGTTCTATAAAAGTCTGTAGTCTGTAATATAATCTTACTAGGTATTTCATATTCTGAATCAGGAGACAATGCCCATAATAAATACGTAATAGTTTCATCGACTATACTTTTATTACATTTTCCAGAACACGAAATATTAAATTCTTCCATCTTAAATTTTGATGTTAATGCGACTGAATATCTACCTCGATGCTGAGCAACTTTTTCGTATTCCGTTTCAAAATTTTTTATTCCCACACGATATTTTTCACCGAATGTGAAACTACAGCCATTAAAAAATATCATCCAAAAACCTTAACTTTGTATGTGTTTTCAAATAGCACACCATCATAACGATTATTACAGATAGGCTTTCCTCTAACATTAAGGGAAGTGTTTAGTAACATAGGAACTTTTGTACGTTCATAAAATTCTTCTAATATAGGTCTTATGATAGATCTACAATCTTTTCTTACAATCTGAACTCTAGCAGTTCCATCAACATGAGTCACTGATTCATAGTCATGTTTTGCTTTTGAAACGTATTGCATGTACTCGTTCATTGGACCCTCAAAATATTCATCAGCAAACTCTTCTAGTATAGCAGGAGCGAATGGTCTAAAAACTTCTCTCCGCTTTACCCTATTAACAGTATCTTTTATATCATATATAGGGTTAGCCAAGAAACTCCGATTTCCTAATGCTCTAGGTCCAAACTCAGCTTTCCCATGAATAACTCCACACATTGCATTTTTTAGTAATATATCAACAATTCTTTTTGGATTTACATCAGATACATTTTCAAACCCTAGATAAGGATCTATCCAGTTTATTTTGTCTTTACCTGTGGCTAAAGCATAGCTTCTAGCAGCAGCACCTAAAGCCCCACCACCATCCGTAGGGTTTATTGCTATCCACATATCATCGAACAAATCACGAACTAAAGAATTGGCAACAACGTTTTGTGCAACACCCCCTGCATAGCAAAGCTTGCTTCCATATTTTCTAGCAATCTTTGCTAGTCTAAGTATTTCTTGTTCTGCCCACTTTTGCACTGTAGCAGCAGCATTTTCTTTTTTTATACTTTTTAAGAGTTCAACATTTGTAACATCAACATCAAAAGGTTCGCCAAAACTAGCCATCCCCATCACGATATATTCTTCTTCTAAAGGTTTATAACCTAATGCCTTTGTTGCCATAGCGTATACTCCACCAATAGATTTTGGTATAACCTCTTCGTGTAATAGATTAAAGTTGTGGTCAAATATTGTTGCTGATTGATATTCACCGGCCCCATCAATATTCAACATTACAGTATCTTCACTTGAACTCCAAGGTCTTGTATAGTATGAAGATGCAGCATGACTTTCGTGATGTGTCATGCAACCAACTTTTGTGTTTACTTGAGTTTCGATATCCTGAATAGTATATTCTTTAACATACAAATGATTCTTTCTAAGACTTGGATCTTCATACCAAGTCACAGAATCTTTTTTCGATATCATGTCTATGAGTTTCCAATGAAGTGTTGGATCATTTTTTCTTTTAGAAAATCTTTCGCTTTCTCCAACAAAACCTAAATCGCCATTTTCTTCTACAAATGCTATAGCTGCATTATGTAAACCACCACTAATGCCACAATATCTCATTATTCAGTTATGGTTTCCTCTTTAGGTTCTTCTGCTAAAGCGTCTTCGTAGTATCCAATGATAGCTTGTGTATCCTTGATATACCTACGCATCTCAGCAATACCAAGTGCTAGGTTTTCATATCCTTTTGGAGTAATAGCAAAGAAAACTACATTACCAGTTTTTTGCTCTAGTTCTGCTAGTTTTTCTTCTAGGTTATCTTCTGTGACAACATACCAATCGACAGGTGGAAACTGTACCGCTTTTGGTCTTTCTTGAATAGGAATATTTTGTTTGGCGTATTCAGTCTGAAGAACAACTTCAGCTTCAGGTGCTCTACTGCCCAGACACCCCATCAGCAGGAGCGGCATCATCAGAAGGAGGGGTAGTTTCACTTTCGATACGTCCAATAAGTTTGTTGACTGCATTGTCAACTCTGTCTTCAAGTCCTTGTGCATTTGTTAATGCCTCCATAGTCAAATCGATTTTAGCAAACACACCTCTAAGCTTGTCAAGGTGTTGTTGCGATTGCTGTAGTCTCTTGGTCAAATCTTTATTTAGCTGCTCATTTTTCTTTTGATCTGCCTGTATTCTCTCTACAGTTGCCTGTAAAGTTTCTGCAGCAGATTTAAGCTTTACGTTGTTCTCTCTGAGAGTTGATATGGTTTGTTCTGACCATAAGTAATAGTTGTAGGCACCATAACCCACACCACTCAACAAACCCATAACAATAATAATTAAATATAACTTAGCCATTTTGATATACATGCTGCCTAAACTGTTTTAGCAGTCTAGGAGTTTTATCCTTTTTACGTCTACGATCTGTCACATTTATTGGCAGACCTATTTTGCGCCTCAGTATATTCATAGGCAATCTAGCCCTTGGACCCATGTTCTTGGTGTCCTGTGGAATACCTGCATCTGCAGTTGTCATTGCTTCTTCTTTCATCGTGCTAGTTCTCCCACCGACACGTAAATACTTTTGTTGGTTCTCATATGAGTAACCTCGTATATATTTATACCAAAGATTTCTCCTATAGGATAACAGTCATTACTAACTCTAACCTTATCTCTAGCGTTGACCATTTCATCCATTGTATCATTGATTAGTTTACTAGTCAAGACTTTATATGACCCGGGCGATAGTCTATTATCTTCCAATACAAACCATTCACTGTGCTCTGTCAAAAAGTCTGTCTCATCTATGTTAAGAACATCTAAAGCTTCTATGATCTTACCCTGAGGCATACTAAACTTTTCTTTGAGAAGAAATAGTGCAGCCGCATAGGAAGCAAGTTTACTACCACCCCCTGGTGCCTTTGCCATAATCTTTTTTATATTGAAGACAAGTCTATGAAACGGTGTGTAGTAGTTACGATAGTTATCTCTATCTTCCATGTTGTCGAGAGTAAAAGACTTTTGCCTCTTACCGTCCTTGTCAATGATGCCTAACTTAAACGCTTCTGTATCTTCGAATGATGTAGTAAGCAATCGTAAAAACCTGAAGGTGTATACCAGATCACCTGCTCTTTTGATGATACCCATTATATTTCCCTCAGTCTTTCTATTACTGTTTTATCCATCTCTATCTCAGTGTATTCTTCATTTCTTATATGCCTTAAGAATATTAGAAAAGGCTTTATTGTAGACCAATATTTATTTTCCATATGATACTCTAGCATTTTTAAAGATGGGTTAATATCAAACACATTAAATATAACTATCAAATGATTTAATATAAGCCTTTCAGATAACTCACCTGTATTATGATAACGATTTAATAGACGCTTCAAGTACATGAATCTCTTAAGATCATCATAAAACTCATCAGCGTCTATTACATTTGGTTTATAATAATGTTTAGCAGCATATAATAGTATATTGCTATCATCTAGTGTTTCAAATAGTTTCATTGCTCATCCAAATAAAAATCCTTATTGATTTTATTTAGACATCAAATCTTTCATCTGTTCAACTAAAGTAGCCTTTGACTTGCGACGATCTAACTCGACACCATGTTCACGCCCTAGAAGTTCTAACTCTAGTTTAGTCATTGCTTCTAGGTCTTCCTCATCAGTGTGATCATAAGACATTGCATCCTTAGATACAGCCGCAAAGCTTGCCATATCCATTTCAGCAGCATCCCACTTACCCTCTACAGTAGCTTTATCATCAGCAGCAACAAACACTTCTTGGATATCTTCTTCTGCAGTAGTTTCAATAGTACCGTACCACTCATCTACTTGCGCCTGAGTAAATCTAGAGGAAGACATTAGTTCCCCCTTAGGACTTACCCAACCTTTTGAAGCCACAGGAACTGCATCACTACACCATTTTGGAGCTTTAATCATTTACTTTCCTTTCATTGGGGTTGCAGAAGGGATTACCTTCTTGTCACCTTTCATATTATCAGCAGGACGTGCTTTGGCACTTGGTCCAACTCTACCTGCTTTGCTTGCATCTTCATGACCTTTTTCGTCATCATCGTTAATCTCTTTTGGTTGATTAACCATATCCATTGCACCCTTAGATGACTTAGAGTTGTCCATCATTCCTTCAGGTGGTGTTGCGCCTTTCATCTGCTTTGCACGATTTTCCATGATACGTGTATATACAGGTGGTAGAACAGATTCAGTATTCATTGTTTCAGCGCTGGCCTTCTTATCTTTATCTTTCTTAGGATTCATAATGATTTCTTCTTCATTCTTTTCTTCTTTGGGAATATCAAAAGGAGCTTTCTTCAAAGTGACAGCTTTCTTACCCTTCTCAGAAGGTGCAGAAGCCTTTGCTAACTTCTTGGCAAGTGCAGCTTTGCTATCCTCTTCGACTTCTTCTCTTGTGCCACATGTTTGAGCATATAGTTTCTCAACAGTTGCCATTTCCATGTGCTTATATTTTGCCATGATAGCCTTTTTGCCATAACCTTCGTCATGCATTTTTTTCATTTCTTTACAGACAGCTTCATATGCTTCATTCATTTCGTCATCCTTCATAGCTTTCTTAACAGCTTTTCTACGATTGTGCAGATATTTATCAGACTTATCTACATCACCATCGTTATCGATATCTGCATCAGCTTGCCCTACAGGGTCCATTTTCTTTTTTTCGTTGACTTCTGCATACGCCTCAATCAACTTCGATGTTACATTGCCCATTTGTTTCTCCTTAAACCATAAGTTGAGCGGCGATTGATCCTGCAATAGCAATTAATACTACCCAGAACAGCTTGTTTATAGTGTGAACTGTACGTGCATTATCGTCTACAGTTTTTTCAATTCTATCTAGCTTCTCAGAGAACTTGTTCATACGTTCCCATGAGTTTTGCCTATAATCATTATATGCATCCATCTTTTCTTCGAACCTAGCAAGAGTGACAAGTACTTCACCCATTTTATCTAGTTTTTCTTCGATTCGATCTAATCTTTTGCCTGTTGTCTCTGCCATTTTTATTTTACCACTTAACCTTGTCAGCCCAATAAGCAGCAGACATTTTACCTTTTGCAATATTCTTAGCATGTCTAGCCTTAAATGATTTGCGCTTCTTTTTCATCTTGTCAGACTCACCTGCCTTCGGATCTCCTGCAGTGCTTGCACCTTGCTCACCAAAACGGATTGTCTTTACTTGCCCACCTGATTTAGCCACAACAATATGCGACTTAGTAGGATGACTTGGTGTGCCTTTAGGTTTATTAAACCCTGATACACCTGCACGTGCAAGTCTAGGATCTTTTTCTTCTAAGAATGTCTTAAATGTTTTCATACCTTAACTCACATACATGTTTAGTTCATAGCCTTTATTATCCATGTTGTACACTTGGACATGTAGCTTTTGCTTTACAGGCTTACCTTTCTTAGATAGACCTAAGTTATAAGAGTTTGTTTTACCTGATGATGGTTTTCTTGGACCCATTGCAACCTTGTTGTCGATATCATCCTTGTCAACCTCATAGCCTTTTTTCTCAGCTTCATCGTAAGCATGCTGTAATGCTGCAGACATTGTTTTGTGCATAATCTTATACTTTTCATTTACCTCAGGCTTATCATGAGTATAGCCCATTTTCTTCATACGTAAATGATCCGCTTCTTTCTCAGCCTTATAACCCTTGCCTGTCTTAGGATCATACATCATGTGTGGTTCGAAAGCTTCTTTAGCTGTAGGTTTCTTTTTGAAAGTCTCTAGTCCTTTTTTATCACCAGATGCCATGCGATCAATCTTATTTGATTGTGTAGTAGCAATACGCTTCATACCACCTTCTGCCATCTGTTCACGAAATGATGCCAAAGATTTCTGAGTAGAAGTCATAGTACGTGTTGGCTTCTTACGCCCTGTAGCTGTACGGCCCATCGCTGCATCATGCTCACGATTTCTTTCACGCTCTTTTTTTAGCCAATCACCTTTGATTTTTGGTGCAGCCTCAAACTGCATAGAATGTTGACCATCTTTTCTTACCTTCTCAGCATCTTTCTGAGATTTATAAGGCTTACCTTGATCGACAAACTTACCTTTGGTCATACGTTGTACTTGGAAACCTTTACCTTTTCCCATACGCCCTAAGTCAATGATACGGATTGTGCCTTCTTTTGATGCTTCATCAATCTGTGTTTCTTCTTTGCGAAGAGCTTTAAATACTTTACGTGTAGCATTCCGATCTACCATCTTTAAGCCCTTGGCACGTTTATCTCTAGTTTTAACTTCAGGAGAATGATCCGCTCTGTTACCGTCTTTATCTTTACCACGTAAAATTTTAGCTGCAGCAGAACTTGCTGCACGATCTGCACTGTACTTAGCTTTGTCACGATAACTTTGCATTGCCTTTGGCGTGTCAAGAACTTCATCAATCTGTAGATCTTCATTCATATCAGTAACTTTACCTTTATGCAAACGCCGCTTGATAGTTTTACCAGTTCTAGTTTGCAAAGTTACAATATGACCACCCTCAGGATGTGGCTTGCGATCAACAATCTTCATCTTGTCACGTTGGCCTACATAAGTATTAGCTTCTTCAACACTCTCTGTAGCATACCCTGCCTTCAAAGCATCCAAACGTTTACGCATTGCAGCCAAATCGCTCTTCGTTTTATCAACACTTGGCTTCATGGCTTTAATAACGTTTTTATTACCGCTAGACTGTGCAATTTTTTTCGACAAGTCTTTTAAGTTAATTTCATCTACTTGTTTATCTGACATTATGCTAGATCCTTGTCGTGATTTAGATTACCCTTTTTCTTCTTTGCGATAAACGCATTCACACGTGCATGCCCCCATTGTTGTGGAGTAGTACCGGGACGATGCCCTGTCTTCCATGCTGCAACACCACGGTTATAAACTTTCTTTAGAGTGCCTACAGATATTCCTGATGCTTTGGATTTATCTGCAAAGCTACCTTCTAAAACAATATGGTTTTTAAAGTTAATCATCTGAAATACCCTTGTTTCTACGGAGCATTCTTGCTCTTCTTGCTTTATCTAATATTTTATCATGACGCACTTTTTGATTGGCGTCACTTTTCTTTTCCATGTCTTTTTCACGTTCAATACGCTTACGTGCTGTTTGAACAGCATCTTCTTTATTTAACATTTTATTAACTACTTTAGTATATTTAGACGGTTTCGTCTTTGCGGTTTTATCACCGGGAGCAGGTTTATAAGCAGACGCATCATTGTCAGCTTTCTTTCCATGCTTCTTAAAGTGTCTATCACGTGCAACCTTTGTAGCCTTCTGAAGACCTGAGTGATATCTCTTAGGCTGTGTACCTTCTCTATCCTTAATATCAGGATCTTGGGAAGACTTCTCTTTCATAGGATCTTGCTTGAGATAAGTCTTTCTTGAGATGGGTGGACCACCATATTCTGCAACACAGTTGGGAACCATTTTACCACCTTTTGGTTTCATACCAACTTGCTTATATCCACTCCAACAAGCTTCTTTTTGACCAGGTGTAATCTTCTTAGCTCTTGCTGTAGACTCAGGTGTGCCATAATCTGGAAGTCTTTCTTCATTCAGTCCTGCATCACCGGGATCTTTGTATGGGGCTTCCTGCCATCTATTCTCAGAACTAGGGTGTACCTTTGATACATCGTTCAACCAACATCTCCAAGTCTCGCCTTTGGATTCAACGATAACATAGTTTGACCCAAGGTGTTTGATGTTGCCAACAATCTCATGTTTATGCATGACAACTTCATCGCCTTGCTCAAACAGTCCATCGTTTACATAGGCTTCTCTCAGATCAGACACAGGTGACAACTGAACATGATTCTTGAACTCTGTTTGTTCCTTCAGACCCATACCCTTACGTACAGCATTAAATAATGCTTTAGCATCTTTGTTGGATACGTTCTTAGGTAAACCTTGTGCAAAAGTAGTAAAATCATTTTCTTTTGCAGCATTACGTTGCTTAGTTGCAGATACACCCTCAATACCTTTAGCATCAGGATCTCTTCCACCAACACTGACAAACTTCATAGAGTTAAAGTTATAGAACCCATGACGTGCTTCTTTACCATTATATTTGTTGAGCAAAGCTTCATACTCTCTAGTACGATCAGCATCAGCCAACATCACAATGTTCTTGTAGCCCTCATTGTACAACTTTACTGCTGCATCAATAGGTGTCTTCACACTAGTATCCATCATCACAGATCTAGCATGCTTTGGAAACATTTTTCTTACGAACTTAATCTTGTCTTTATATGTCAAAGGATTCTTTTTTGAATCTGTTGATTGTGAGACAAAGATTCTATATGGACTCTTACCTGCAGCCTTAGACACCTTGTCTAATAGCATACCATGACCCATTGTGGGTGGATTAAACCTACCCATAGTTAGAAATACAGTTTTTTCTTCTTCTACAAGAAACTGACTAAATCTGTTTATCATAATCACCCACGTTTTTTCTCTAGTTCAGACTTACGGATTTTGGGTAGCATTTTCTTAGCTAGTCTGCTAACCTTACCTTGCATCTTATCTAGGCGCTTTTCTATCTCAGCTTTTCTTGCAGGAGTCAACTCTGCCTTAGAAACACCTTTTGTGAGTTTTTTAGCGATAGCATTACGTGCAGCCTTACGAGATCTTCTTTCAAGCTTACCTTTATCGGCAACTTTCATAGAAGCTTTCTTACGCCCAACCTTTAGACGTGCTTGTATTTTTTTCATGGTAATTGCTTTTTTGCGTCTAGCTGCCATGCTCAACGCTTCGTCTGCAGGTTCTACAGACTCTCCTGTATTACCTGTAGGAATATGTTGCTTACGCTTTTTTGCGTTCTTAGCAAGCTGTGGATCACCTGTCTGAGTGTAATCCACAGTTAAAAAATCTTTAAAGTCTAACTTCTTTGCCATCTACTTTACCTTTTGGTTCTTCCCATCCCTTTAAAATATTCGGTGAAAAGTTGTTGTATGAAAACTCCATACGATCAACCAATTTCACTGCGTCACCACCTAGCTTATCTATAGCAACATAACCTTCGGCTTTTGTTGCCTTGTAACCACTGTCAGTCTTAACAAAAGTTTTAACTTCATTTACAATATCAAGAGTATTTATAACTTTTATTTTTGCTGAAACTAGATGTTTTTGCAAATCGAATATCTTTTTTAGGTCAGATTGGGTATCATTATTAAGAAAAGATAGTAGATCATTCAAGAGTTCTTGTTGGACAAGTTTGCCCCTTGCTGTTTTGCGTTTGTCGATTTCTGTTTGAAACCGTGATGTGATCCATCCAATGAAGCTAGATACATGTCCTGCTGAATCTCCAATTCCTTGTCCGTTTCTGACGAAGGTATTGTTGAACTGCTCAATGAGGCTCGGTAACTTTTCATGGGATTGGATTTTGTTGAGCGTGTTGCTAGATATTTTACCAAAGAGTTTGCCACACTCAGACAAGTCTTCAGATACTTTAATAAGATTTTCATTGGTAACACTTCCATTAATGTCCATCATAGAACTGATGTAGAATACATCGTCACTTTCATGGAAGTTATTTATGTCAACGCCAAAGGTTGCTTCCATGGTTTCAAAGGAGTCGCCTTTGTATGAGGTGTGCCACACAATACCAAGCTTGGCTGTAGTGATAGCTTTTGCTGCATCTGACTCAGCAGGAACAGCATAGACAATAGTGTTAGGGTGGAAAGCAACATAGTCTTTTCCTTCAATGGTTTCATAATATAGATCATCAGCACCGAACAGCCAATCTCCTTGGACAACCCCTGTGATGCCTATAGAGGGAAGATACTTGAGAGCAAGTTTAAGTTTAGTAGCAAGACCACCACTAGTGTCAGCGTCCACGTCTGCAGCAGACTTATAGACCTTAGGACTCTTATTGAAGATTCCCTTCTTAGCAACAAAGAAAACCCCATCGCTAGGATCAATGCCAGCAAAGATGGAAGGTGCTCCATCCCACTTAACTGAGACAGTTCCATGCTGATCTCCTTTTAACATGTTTTTTAGTTCACGTACAGCAAGGATGGCTTGACGTGTACCGTCAACACCACCGTAGAGTACTTTATCTTCGAGATGATTCATGTGTGTGTTTTGTGTCATACTTATGTTATACACTGATTCGCCACAGATGTCAAGTTATTTTCTACATAAAATTAACTCAAATCCTGCACTAATGCTACTAGTTGCAGAAGCAAGTGCTTGGACTTCTATATCATTTTTTTGAGGTATTTCTACAGGTATCCTAAAGTTTTTTTCTGAAAAACCACCACGTTTTGACAGGAATGCTTTTACATTGAAAGCTTGACTTGAACCGTTTCTTACTACTACTCGAATAGTATTTTCAACGTCCTTTGAACTGCCAACATCTAACTGAATAAGATAACCTGTATATCTTCTTGGGATAGTGTAGACGCACATCAATGTTTGCCCTTGGTCAGGCGAGATGATAGCGGCACTCTTACTATCTACAGTGATTGTCACAGCACCGACATTAGCGGTTCCTGTATTTGGTGTTACCACGCTGGCCCTATAGACTCTATAGAACTCTACTGTACCTGCAGAACCACCGACAGTTAGGGTTTCAGATACTTGATCATAGTTTACGTCTAACCCCTCTATCTCTATAGTACTACCATTGTCTGCTGACGTATTAGAACTTGTTACCGTGGCTGTACCTGCAGTTTCGATATAGGTGTAAAGATTGTTACCATCCCAAATAGTTTCATAGGAAGTATTACTTACGGCACTATTGTAACCAAACTTGTCGATCTTGTGTACGTCTACAACTTCACCTGCAGAAATATCTACCATCTCAGCTAGGTGAGTATTAGCAAAGTATCTATTAACAGCCATAGGAAAACCTTTTTTGCTACTATTTATAATAGTCTGATATAAGCTTTCTTACCTTTACGCTCTGCTTTGTACTGATATTGATCAAAACCAGAATCGACTAAATCTCTGTTTATGACATCAACCATTTTGCTGACATGAACAAAGTCATCTTTACTTTCTATAATCCCAAGTAGATCAGGTTCGTTATTATCATTTATTAAAATCATATCAATCTCCAAAAGAATAGTCTATAACGTCAAAGTCTTCTTTGTAATAATCCCCGACTATATTAATATATTCATCTTTAGTGTAATATTCAAGATACCTACCCTTTTTATTTGGAGAAGTATTCATGATACCTAATGGTTCAAAACAGTTTACTTTCTTCTGCACAACCTTAAAATCTTCAACTAAGTTTTCATATCTAATACAATAGTCAACCCTATTAACATAAAATATTTGATGTTCAGGAAACCTTGCGTATTTTAGACCATTAAGATTTTTATCAGAAGCTTGCTTCATGTACTCTCCAAAACCGCAATCTAAAAACTTGTGTCTTTTGAAATACAAGTACCAACTAACAACTCTATCCCAAGGGTTTCTTATACAACAGAAACTCCATCCATAATCGTCAAATAGACCATCGGTATCTTTAGGTGCTGCATGTCTGAGATCACCATCATACACGTCACCATCTGCATTATTCTTTAACCAGTATTCAATACTAGATCCTGCATTTTTTGTTGCGTGAAAAAATGTAACATTGAGATCTTCACATCTCACCATTCTCAGCTTCCCAATTATTAATCAGGCTAGAATATCCTATACTCATACAACTATATTCGTTTAGATTATCCCAAAATGCTTGCACTTCTAGAATATTTTCTTCGGTCAGATCTGTCACTTCGTCTACACCAAAATATTCGAGCACATGTTCATATACCCAATCAGTGACCTGCATTTCAATATTTTCTTCAGCCTTGTATATTTTGGACCAATCGTATGCCATTTTCACGTTCCTCTCTTAGCTTACGCAATATATATTCGTGGTAGCGTTCCTGATAAACGCCACCACCATCACTGTCCTCAGGAGACTGTTGCATACTCAACAGCCTTGTTTACAGCTTTCAGTTTACGAGCTTGATTAACACCAAACCATGATGACTGCATACGTGAGTCAGGGTTACGCCCCATCTTATGATCAGTCAGGTACGTAACGGAGTTGAGTGCTTGCCACCAAGTTCCTGCACCAAATTCTGCACCCGGTTGTGTTTCTAATACAGCATAGGCTTCACGTGCATTCTTTGACAGATCTTCTACTTTGGTAGGCGCTTCTGCAACCTTGTGGGTATATGGAAATACCTCATTGTAGTAGTTGATCAATGCATCAACAGAGAACTTTTTGGTGGTCAGGAACTCTGCCATATCTTTGTACTGTGCAAACTTCTCAGACGCTAGACCCATCTGTTGCTTTACCATGTCGGCATCAAACCGTGTACGATGGTTCAGCTTTACAAAGTTAGATGAACGAGAGTTCAAAGAAAATGTGAGCGTATTATTGCATACAACACGAATGGGAGTAAAACGAATATCAATAGCTTTACCATATTCGTGAGGATTGCTAAACAGTAGGTAGGAGTCCACTTGGTCTTCACCACCGTTGATTGAGAAGGACTCATTGACTTTTGCCAGTGCGAATACATTTTTACCACCTTTCAAAGATCCTGCAGTATTCATTTCCATATCTCCTGCCATGACATACTCATGGAAGAAGTCGAATGCTTCTGAGTTCTGTACAGGGTTCCAACCCTCACCCACATTAGTTAAGACTTTCTTATCCAATGAACGGATCAAAGACTTCTGACCTGTTGGTATCTTGTCACCCTCAAAGTCAACATAGGACTCAACCTCATGGACCGTCCAATCAAGACCTGCTTTTTGCATCATCTGTTGAGGCGTCATATCATTGCGAACCTCTACACCTAGACCATGCCATGGGCGCTCACCTGCATAAGCCATTTGTGCTTGACCATCAATAATTTCTACTTCGTGTGCCATAATATATCTCCTTAAGCAACCATAGTTTGATTACATGCGTAACCATCTTCATTCATCTGAGACTCAAACTCTACTACTTGAGCCTCTTTACGCTCCACTAAAGCCTGTAATGCCCACATAGCACTACGGCGCTCATCTGAAGCACCCTCTTCAAGGTTAATCAAACAATCTTTGATCAGTTCTATATCTTGTAAAATGTCGTTCACAGTGATTCTCCTTTTGGGTTCATACGAATCATAACATATATTTAACTTGATGTCAAGCAGCTATTTTCTCTCTAGCTGCTGCTAACCGTTGGTATCCTACCAACCATTCCTCAGGGGATTTCAGTCCTTGGCGAACTGACATTTTCAGACCCTGTTCTTTGAAACACTTCTTGAGAAACTTTGCAGCCTCTACTCCAATGAACCGACTTGTTAGCCGTAAGATGCATTGGCGAAACGATACATCATGGTGCATGTGACCTGCACAGTGTGCCATCTCATGAAGCAGTGTGTAGGCGTCCATACCGTTCATTGCACACAGTTCGATTTTGTAGCCATAGGCCCGACCTGCAGTGCGGCCCCGAAAACTGATAACATCTAGAGTTGGGATTTTTGCATCACCCCCACAGAGTTCAGCCCAAAGCTTAGACTTTAGTATACGCTTCATATACTTCTGAGCTTCTTTAGCGTTGTCGAAATCTACAATGTCATATTTGAACTTGGCTTGGAACTTCCATTCCGCTTTGTAGGTTTTAGACTTACCGCTATCATTCCAAGCAGTTCGACCTGTCTTGATCACACGCTGCTTAGACTTTGTATAGTTTAAATATTTCTGGATCAAATCACTATGCCAGCAGTCTTTTTTAAGAGCTTCGATAAGGTTTTTTTGATCTGAAGAATATATAAGCATTAGTACCTCTCGCTGGTTACAGAATCAGTCTAGCATTTATTTAACTTGATGTCAAGTTTTATTTTCCATCTAACCGACTCATCTTGAGCATTGCATACTCATTACTATTGTATAGAGACTGATAATAGCTACAAGCTTGTTTGTATTTAAATCCAGATCCAAACTCTTGTAACTCATAACTACCGTTTTTAAACAAAAACGCTTCAACTTTCCAATATACATCATTCATAATCATATTCCTTATATTCTACGATCTCTGCGAGATCTTTAACTAACTGCTTACCATAGTCGGTAAACAAAATTCCTTGCTCCCAAACGAAATGCTCAACATCCTGAATGTGATAGAAGGTTTCAGTACCTATAATCCAAAGAAGAGCATTGAACCGATTACCAGCACCAAGTTCAATCACGTCTTGAATACGTGCTTCAAACTTAGCAATATCAACTTCTTCTTGAGCTTTCTCAGCTTTAGTGTTTTCTTCAAGTTGAGCACAGAGGGCTTCCCACAGGTCATCACGCTCTTGATTAGAAAAACGTTTTACATTTTTCATGAAGATTTCTGAAGGCCGAAAGCCGTGAACATCTTTGTGAAGATCTGAGAAAGTATCATAGTCAAACATAGCGAGTCTCCTTATTACAGAATCACTATAGCATTTATTTAACTTGATGTCAAGTGTTATTTTGGGGATTAGTCCGAAAGAGGGTTGTCGAGTGCTTCTTGTAATCTTTCATTTAGCCTAGTGTCTAGCCTATCCATTTTATTTTCAAGTTCACTTACAGTTTCTTTCATTACGTTACGAACATCTTTTTCAGATAGTCTAACGGTTGCCTCTACTTCTCTGATGCTAGAGGTTACATCTTTACTTTGATCGTTTAGATCTTTTCTGACACCTGCAAGAGTAGTTTCAATAGATGCCTGAGTGTCTTTCATTCTGTTCTCAGATTCATCTACCTTATCTTCCATGCGTTCTATGTTCTCTTCAAGCTTGAAGATATCGTCTTTCAACCCTGATTTGATATCTCTGGTATAATCGATAGCCTCATCTAGTTTGGTTTCAATAACATCATTACGTGCAGCAATAGCATCAGTGTCAATATTTTGAATGATTTCTTTCATATCCATGTAGTCTTTATAGATTTCAAAACCACCCCATGCTGCACCACCCAATGTCGATAGTGCAGTAAGAAGTGCAACCATCTTACCACCTGAAAACTTTAATCCACCAAACTCTACTTCTGCCATATCAAACCTCTATGTCTACGTACTCACCTTCGGTGTAAGGCATCACTGCAGAATATCTATTCTTTGCCTGTTCCCTTAGTGCTTGAATTTCTTTGGCACGTTCTTCTACTTCTTTGATTTGATTTAACTTGATTTCAGTACGAGTCGCAGCTTCCACTATACGAATACGCTCTTTCTCCATAGGAGGTTTAATGTTTTCACTGTTAGGATATACCTTTGGGTGTCCATAACTAGCTGCCTGTATCTGTTGCGTAAGTTCAATGTTCATATCTTAATCCTCAAACTGTAGCTTTTTTAACTGTCTAATTTCGTTCTCTAGTTTAAGAACTTCTAATCTTTTCTTCTTAAGTTCAAGTTCATATAACTGATTACAATCAATACGGCTTTTAGCTTTCTTTCCTAGCGGAATAGTAATCCTAGCATACACACCAACATCTGAAGAGTTACTATTATATAAAGGATCTCTATTGTTATTATATGGATCATCATCTCTGATGAGACCTGTAACACCAAACTCTAGATTAGTGGCAGATCCAATCGCATTTGAACAATCTAACTCACCCGCACGAAACTTGTCCGATTGATAGTTTTGTGGAACACTAGGAAGTGCCAAGTTCAATGAACTAGACTCAGCAAAAACTGCTGATCCTGTCACCAAAAATATCAACGGTAAAAGTCTCACATTTCATCTCACTTTACTCTAGAACATATCTTAGATTTTACACCTGAAGATTTTACAGTTCCTTTTATTATTTTAGATATAGAGCATATATATTCTACTCTATCCAAATCAGTGTTCTTTATGTATATATCTATACTCTTTGTACCTAAATATTCAACATTAACTATTTTTGTCTCAGAAGCAAATGAAAGCGCATTCCACTCTACATCAAATACACCAATCTCATAATATAAAATCTCCCTTCTTTTGTTAAACAACTTCATTCTTGTTGTCACAACATTGTCTACATAAGATGATGTGAACTTAGGATAAGTTGGAGTAAACTCATGACCATTAACCACAGAGGCATATAACAAAGCAATAATAAAATACTTCATATTTAGTCTGCAATGCACTCAGCAGTTACATTTGCAGTATATTCACCACCGGGCAATGATTTGCCTTGTCCATAGTCAACTGTTGAAGTGACTTTAAACCACGTAGAACCTGCTACGCTAAGATCATATTCAGTATGATTATCATACTCTACCTTTGCCGCTTCATACCCTGACATACCTGCATCTGAAGTGTTATGTACTTCTATTTCACCATCCCATGTAAGAGAGTCTGCTAGACTTGGGCTTGATGAAAATGTATTAGGCCAAGATATTTTTGCAGTGTAGTAGTCTGCAATGGATACATCATACCTAATGACAGGCTGCACACCACCATCACCTGAAGCAGTGCTCAGATTATCAGGAGTTGGGTTACCATAAACACCTGCAGTGTCTGTCCAGATTGTACACTTTGATGACACGTTGCCTATAATAGGAGTGCTTTCTGCGAATGCTACAGTAGTCATTAGTGCTATACTACTCATTGTTAAAATAGATTTGAACATTATTTTTATTCCTTTATTGTTCTCTATCATACTGTGAGCGAACCATCTTTCTATGATTAGCATCAGATGCTAAATTACTCAACGCTCTTCTATTATCGGATATAACATTATCTTGTAGAACTAAAACATCTTCGTACTCTTTACCGTCAATATTCACCTGATAATATGGCTGTAGGTTAGCAACTGATGTTAACTCTGCCAACATACTATCTTGTTTACTTGTATTAAGTTTTTCTATTGTAGTGTCACCACCTAATCGTGCTTGAAGCGTTTGCCCCTCTTCTTCCTCTTGATCCCTAGTATTATCTTCAGTCTCTAAATCGTCTTCCTCACCTTGTTCATTTAAAGAGAGGTTAGCCTGTACCCACTCATTATAAAAAGGATCGTCAGTACTAGGCTCCTGTAAGTTTTCTAGGTATTTTGCCAAAGCCTCTGCAAAACCAGGACAACTTGGATCTGCAAGAGGGTTCATACACTTCATCATTTGTTCATCAATATCTAGTCGATAGTTATATAGCATGATGGGATCTTTGACTTCACCTTCACCCTCTAAGGCAAACTCACCATCACCCCAATACATTGAACTACTCCATGGAAACCTAAAATACTTACGAATGGTTGCACCATGTCTTCCCGACCAATCATCAGTCTCTTCGAAAACATACCCACCATTTATAGCATCTTCATTTCTCACGTGAACCTTTGCATCAGAAGTAGGATCTTTTTCCATAGTGTATTGGTAAGTTAATCCATTAATGTCAAGACTTGCATAGGGCGCAGACGAGTCTGGCAAGACTGTACCCATAGACCAAGATAGTCCATTGATTGCTGCGTTGTTGGTTACTCCATACGTTACATCAGAGTAACAGTAAGAAGAAGAGACCAGCAACAACGCCACTGCCCCAAAGAGTTGACTTTTCGTCTTCACTTAGATCTAGACCTTTCTTTTCTCCTACCTCAGTAGGTTGATTTTCTTTATTGGCAAGCCATGCCGCTTTTGCTTCCTCTCCAACCATACCATCATATGGACAAGGAGTACCTGCATTCATCATCGCATCAAATACTCTAGGATCTCCACACATCACAGAAACTGCTGCAACTTTCATGCCCATGTCATAAAGAGTCTTAGCATTTTTTAGTTTTTCACAGTTCATATCCCTTACGGTTTGACCTGTAGAGAAACCTAGTATCTGAGTTTGCACTGCCCCCGATACACCAACAGTACAAAGATCAGAGTTGGCACTATTGATAGAGGGAGAAATAGCAGAAGGTGGTGGAGAGATTACTTTAGTTGTTGAGTCGGATCTAGAATCCACAGTACTCGTATTATTATTATCTGTGTAGATAACATCATCAGTAGCTTCTTGTGCGTGTGCAGGAGCACATGCGGCAACAAACGCAACTATCATAATAACCATTCTAAGCATTATATAATCTCCCTATTTATTCCTATTTATACTTTTCTAACACACAAAGCTTGTTGACCATCAGGAAAGTAACCTGGTTTACCTGATAACTCTGCGCCCAAAGCTTCTCTAGCTTGAAAACATTTTATCATAGAAGTATGTTGACTGTGTACTTCTACATACGGAACTGTATCATAAAGATATACAAACAACAAAACCCACATTAGAGATCTTCTTTCTTTTTATCCCAAGGTTGCGGTCCACCATAAGGTTCAAACTTAGACCCTGCGATTATCAAACAAGACATGGGTGGCTTATCTTCATTTGGAAAACTGATAATAACTGCCATAGTTCCTGTATCTTGATTGATAAAAATCTGTGTAGCAGAAGTGAATACGTCACCCTTTTCAGACTTAATAGTACCTTGCCCCTGAAGAAGCAACCCATTCTTATACACTCTCATTAAGTCATACACTACTGGCGAAGGATCACAAGGAACCTGTATCTGTATCATATCCGCATTTGCTGTTGTTGTCATTAGCCCTAACGCTAACGCTATTTTCTTTAGCATAATAATCTCCTAGCTATAAACACATCCTACTATATGAACTCTCGAATTCATAGATGCATTTACTGCAGTATGACGTAGAGTTGTGTTTGTTAAATATACTTTCCCGACTTCAAGGTTATAAATCCTATCTTCTATTATCATCATACAATCATCGTTTGTTATGAGAGGTATGTGTATGCGCTTGCTCATATCTTGATGAAATGACAGGCAAGTCTTTGGAGTACTCTGCATAATCCTTGTACGTAACATCCCGTACTTTTCCATCAATCTGTTTATAGTTGGGATCTCAAACAAAGAGTATTTGAAGTAAGTTTCAGGGTATTGCAACTTGCTTACTCTACCAATAGAAGATTTGTATTCAGTCATAGGATCTAGGTTTGGCTTGTGTCCTTGAATTCCTACTTGACCAATATTAGACCATCCTTTTTCCAACATCACTTTGACTGTGTTAGCCTCTGATATAATCTTTTGATGGTCTATTTCTTCTAGTACTTCTATGTGCATCATATACCTCTAAATTGAAAAGAGGGGCTAACCATGGCCCCTCACGCACTTATTAAGTAGTGACCCTAAGTATATAGCATATCAAAAGGCGAAGGTAGCACCTACTTTTGAGCTTACCGTATCAGATGCGTCTACATCCCATGTTGTTTCGCCAAACAACTCAAGTCCACCAAACAACTCGTATGTTGCACCCAAGTTGATTTTCGTGTTGTCGAAAGCTTCATCAAGCTTGAACTCTTCGTTGTTATACACAGGCAGATCCATATCAGCAGTAAGACCGATACCGAACATTGTGTATCCGATTTCAGGAGTAATCTTTACACCGAAATCCTCTACTGAATTACCAGCCGCATCATTGATTGTGAATGCTGCTTCTGATTCTACACCCCAAGTGATGCCTGTTGCGCCAATCTCATTTGCTGAGACTGATGTTGCTGCTAATAGTGCTGCTGCTGTGATTGCTGCAATTTTCATTATTTTTCTTTCCTTATTTTAAGTTTGTGATCTGTTCCAGATAGCATATAGAACCCAGATAGCGATCAAGCCCATTAGACCTTCAGCGCCTAGAGTGCCAAGCATACCGCTTACATTAGCGACTACACTTGTTTCAGGGAAAAATGGGATAGCTCCAAGACCTAGTACTTCTACTACGATCATCAAAGCTGCAATGCTGATACCTACATCAGCGAGATTGCTTGCCCACGATTTTACCTTTGTTAGAATTTCCATATGTTTCGTTCCCTTAGTTGTTAATCTGCTACTTTTCTGTTGCTAGGTAAGTAGCCAACCCCCTGTGTTATGCAGCTAGTGCGTAACCAGATGGTGCAAAGTTATCGTTTGCATTTAGTTTGGTTGACCTAATATCGTCAGTCACCACGGTAAACTCCACTTCACTTTCACACCTGTCGATCCTAGTTCGCCCCCATCATAAACACACTTTATGTTAACAAGGTTCTTACGCTATGTGGGCTGCCTCAATAGTGTGCTTATGGTGGAAGCGTTGGGTACTGCCCCCAAGTCCAGTATGTGTCTACGTTGCTTCAACGTTTACAGATATACTTATATCAAAAAAGGGGAGTATAGTCAACCCCCCTTTTAGCTTATTATTTTATGTGGTTATTATGTCACACGTGCTAGAAGTTGAGCAATGCGTCCTACGAAAGGCAATAGCATTAATGCCATCAATAAGTTCATACCAGTATGTGCCATAGCAATCCTAAGTGTGTCTCCTTTTGGCATACCATCTGATACGAATAATCCTGCTAACCAAATGGTTCCTGTTGTACCAAGGTTTGCTCCAAGAACACAGGCAATGGCAGCAGGAAGTGGTAAGGCACCTGATGCGACTAATGCAATGATAGCAGTAGTAGATAATGATGATGACTGCCACAATAATGTCATCGCTATCCCACCAAAGAACATGTACAAAGGATTACCAAGAAACCAAGTTAGATGTTCCATATTACCCATAGACTTCATTCCACCTGAGAATGTTTTAAGTCCGATATAAAAAATAACAAGCCCTACTAGAGCCGTGATTGCGGGATTACCTAGATCCATTTTCTTTACCTTTTTCCAAAGTTTCTTTCCCTCGTTTTTCATTTTTAGTCCTATTTAGATACAATACGTTTTATGATTTTTTTATCAGTTGTTATGACAATAACTTTATCGTTACTGTCTAAAAGTACCCACTTACCCTTTTTCCGCTCTTCTAGCTTCATACGCTTCTTCGAAACCTTCTTCGTGAACTCCATTCTCATGGTTACCCCATTTTCTTTTGAAATAAGAATGATGTATTTGTTCTACAACAAAGTCACTTTCAGATTCAGGAATAAGCATTCCCTTGACTATCCAGTTTAGTCGATTAGCTTCTTTTCTAGTTTTTTCATCCATGCAATATGATCCTTCAATCTAAGCTTTTCTTTTTTAGCTTGTCGAAGGAGGGTTTGTGCCTTGGTACTTCGATCAAGCCTACGATCTTGCTCAATCCTTTCTACCGTTAAGTGCGTTTCTTCGTGTCGCTTCTCTAGCCATTCTATTTTGCGTTGTAGTTCGTTTTCCATAGCCAAGCCTTTTCATTACTTGCATACGCTCATAGTGCGTCATTCTAGTCCATGTGGCAATCTCTTTCGAAGTTCTGCCACATCCTATACACTCACCTGTAAAAGCATCTAGTTGACATTTGCTTTGACAAGGAGATACAAACATATCAGAAGGGGGGTTCTTCTCCGTCATAACTTGGTTTCCATCCTTTTGATACTTTAGTTAAATCTTCTTTGACCTCAGGCCATACAACATCAGCGTTGCTACCGTATATACTATATCTATCTTCTGTAGACAGTATACCCCATTTCAGCATCCAACATTCTAGTTCAATAGGAACCGTATCAGTCATCCCAAACTCCATCCCATGTATAAAATAAATGATTACCAATAACCTTAGATAGATCCATTTGATCTGCCCAATCAGGGTTTACCCAATTTGCATGATAGAAGACTGCCCCTAAACTAGGATCTTCGACATTGCCTATCATAACATCTCTAGCAATAACTTTGGCGCTATTCCACGCTTTAGCTTCTATTGGAGATGGGTCTTTAATTAGATGGGTCCAACTAAACTGATACGGTTGGTAAACTACTTCGCAAATAGAAGAAGGCCACTCTTTATGATTTACACGATTGATCGTGACTTGAGCAACAGCTATCTGACCTTCTACACGTTCACCTCTAGATTCATGATAGACGTTCAAGGCAAGACATTCATGCTCTTTAACATCTACAATAGGTACGCTCATGATAGCTGCAGCAACAACACCTGTTAATACTGCCATGGACATTAATCCGCTTATTATGTTTGTTTTTTTGCTCATTACGAATCTACTATACTTCATATTTATCCTAATGTCAAGAGCCTTTTTTTATAAATAATAAAAATATGTAGGAGAATGAAATGGCTGAAGAAAAATTACCTAATGTAGTTAGAGATGAAGATACCCCTGAGGGAAAAATGGAACTGCAGTTTAGAGTTCTAGGAAACGAGATGATCGGCATTAAGATGATCGTAGATGATATGAAGATGAAATGGGTGGCTATTGGGCTAGTCGGAATACTTGTAATGACTTGGGCAGCAGCAGAGTTTAGCGAAGCTGTAATGGCAGGTGGCGGTTCGTCACAAGAAGTATTAGTCATTGAGGAATCTAATGGCTGACCAAAATGCGTTTGGAGTAGAAATGGCAACTAAAGAGTCTAAAAAACAAGAAGCTAAAATGATGCAAGCTGATAGCATCTATGCTCATCTAGATGCAGATGGGGATGGTGTTATCACTGATGAAGAAATGGCACGTGCCAAGGAAATAGCAGAGTGGGAACACAAAAAGAAGATGCAAGAGAACGAAGATGCCAAGGAAGATCAGATTAGATCTATGGCATGGTTCGCTCTGTGGGGCATGCTTCTTTACCCTGTACTCATTATGATTACATCTGTGCTAGGTATTGAAAGTGCTGCAAAAATAGTCGGAGATATTGCCCCGACTTACTTTGTTGCTATTGCAGGTTTGGTAGCTGCGTTCTTTGGCGCACAGGCATACTCAAAAGGTAAGGCTCCTAAAGGAGACTAAGCACCCAAGATCCTACGGATGGCTACAGGGTCATCCGTAAGAAGATTACCACCACCATTGATGTGCTCAACGATTTGCTCAAAGAAGAACTGTGCATCAGTGTCTTCTTCTACAACCTTTGCGGCTGTACGAAAGAAGTTGCGTAACTTCATGTCATTGTTACCATCAGACATAGCTGCTGGTTTCCATTTACCTGCACGTTGATTACTCATATAGACTACTCCATTTCATAAGTTTGTTTCGCTTACGCATCATAGCATCATATGTGTCATTAGTCAACACACCAAATGTATCATGCAACAGTTCTATCATCAGACGAACATCACCCATCTCTTGAATGAGACGATCATCTTTGTCAGGGGTGTACCCAAACCTAATAAGTTTGGATAGCACTTGAGTTAACTCTGCCATCTCTTCCATGGCAATCACTGCAGTCTCCTGCTGTTGTTTAGTTAAATGGTTCAATGTGTGTACCTCTTATCTACAGCACTTGCATCCCATACATAAGGGCAATACTTGTATTTTGGACCAAAGATAACTACGTCACTATCTCCGACTTCGGAGAAAACTCTATCATCATAGTCTCTGTGTATCATTACAGGTCCACCAAAGATCCTATGCGCTCTCGCATACTCATCACCTCTGAAACCTACGTAGTGTACTGTTCTCATCATAGAATCACTATACGACATTTTTATCTTAATGTCAAGCCTCTTTTTTATAAATAGGTTTGAAGGAATAGGAGAACGAGTATGATAGATCCAATAACGGCTATCGGTTTAGCTACAGGTGCGTTTAATTCTATCAAGACAATGATATCCACTGGCAAAGATATTCAAGACATGGCTGGGCAACTAGGACAATGGGGTAAAGCGATATCTGATTTAGATTTTGCTGCTGCAAAAGCTGACAAACCACCTTGGTATAAAAAGCTTGGTGGCGGTATTCAGGCTAATGCTATGGAAGTTTGGATTCACAAAAAGAAGGCCGATGAGATGCGTGAAGAATTACGCAGTTATATTTCAGCCGTATATGGTCCATCTGCCTGGAAAGAAATAGTACACCTGGAAGGCGTAATGAGAAAAGAACAGAAAGAAGCTGTATATGCTGCTCAAGAGATGAAAGAGAATATTATTGCTTGGATTGTCGGCATCTTATTGACACTTTTAGCTGTAGCTACAATGTGCGGTGTTGTATATTGGTTAGGTGTCTCCCAAGGTAGATGGTAGCTAAAAACTTCTAGAAAGATTAGTTACGAATGATCCTTCGGGAGATTGCCACGCTTCCATAAGCTCTGCATACATCTCAGGAGTCATTACGATCAAATCCCATTTATTTCTTTTTTCATTGAACTGTCTTATATAAAGAGTTTCATCATATGAGAAGACTTTAACATCTTCGCACCTTCCTGTATCATCTAATACAGTAATCTCTATTTCATCTAGATCCATCTCTACTGTATACATATCGATTTCCTAACATAGTGTTATTGGTGCTAACCTAGAACTATATAGTAAAATCTCTTTTGCTGCCTTGGCGCTCTTAGTACCATCGTCATTAGTCTTACGTCTACCTGCAGTATATTTTATATCGTAGTTTTGAGTTGATAACGAACCTTTGTTGGCATCAAAGAAACCATCACCTGAGTCATCCCTATTACAATAGAATACAAGATCACCTTGCTTATCTTTTTGCTTACAGAAATCTATCAGTTTTGTATGCTCTATATCATTGAACACTCCACCATAGGAAGTAAAGCTATCTCTATAGGGCGGGTCCATAAAGTAGAATGCTTTGCCTCTAATATTTGCACATGCACTACGCCAATCAGTATGATACAGATCTGCCAACTGAAGAAACTTATTCCACTCTAAAACATTCTCTTTATCGTATACAGTGTCTTTTTGGTTGAGTAACCCACAGGGAGTAGCAAACCTTCCCTGTGCGGCTTGTGTGCTCTGCCAGATACCGTTAAATGCAGTTTTCATAAGAAAGTATAGCGTAGCAGATTCTACAGTGTATGACCACTTTGTCCAATCTGTAGTGTATTCTGTCCTAAGATTATAGTAGAAAGCTTTACGTCCTGCCTTGTCCAAAGGTAAGTATAAAGCACTGAGTTCGTCCATTCGTTTTAAGAACAACTCACAGTCTTCTTTGATTGCCTTGTATATCCCCATGATCTCATGCTTGACATCATTGATTACAAATCTCTTAACATCAGGACAGTTTTTATATATCCATATAGTCATAGCCCCACCACCAAAGAAAGGCTCGACAAAAGTGTCGTAGCCTGTCTTAGGAATATTAGGTGTTTCTAGGTACTTGGGGATCATCTTGTTCTTTCCCCCTGCCCACATGTATAGTGGCTTCATATTAAATCCTTACGTTAACATAACCGTCTGCAATAGCTTGTGTATCACCTTTCCGCACAAACTTAGGAGTAAACTTTAGTCCTAACTTTGAAACATCTGAAGTATCTGCAATGTTCACAATCTCTAACTTCTTATGGTCAATATATATGATATTGTTCCAATCGTCAACCGACTGATATTGTGCCAATGCAAACTCACCAACTGCAGTGTTGAAAGCTTCAGGATCATCATAGCACACTTGTGCATGGGCCGCAAGCTCAGTAGTGTCACAACCGACATAAAGTTCTGCAAAGTAATCAGCATAGACTGAACTATCTTTTACTTGAGCAATATGGGCAGCAAACTTTTTCTTATCACGCATACCGGGTTGAGTACCATTGAAATACTTTTTATTTAGTGTATCAACCAAACCCTTGTGAGTGATACCTGACTTGACAGGCTTCAGACTAGCGCCATTCTTTTTGATTTCAACTTTATTATCTTCACCAAAAACACCATCACTCTTATTTGCAAAACGATAGTCACTAAAGATAAGAGGTAATGCTAGTTCTGCAGCACCAATACCTTTACCGTTGTTGTCCATAAGAATAGGGAATATAGCCATGAACAAAGGATCACACCGCAAAGGTCCACTGATCAGAGCATTTAGTGAACAACGAAAGTTTGTATTGAGTATATTTGAATCTGTAAGATTGTCATCATTTTCTAGAAGACACATTGTATGGTTTGCATCACCTATACCCTTGTAGTGAAAGTAAAACATGTATGCTTTAAAATCAGAACAAAAACGATCTGCAGCAGTATGACCTGAGATACCACGGCTCTCTAGCAAAGTGTCGCAACGATCTTCAAAACTTTTAGCGTCAAGTAGAATCATAATATAAACCTTTCATGTTACAGAATCAAACTAGCATAAAAAAAGAGGGTTGTCAACCCCCTTTATTTCTAAGTCCAATATAAGAACTCTTCAAGTTGTGGTTCCTTCCAACCCTCAGGTTTGAGAACCTTACCGTCTTCACGCTTACGCACCTTGCCAGTTTCCTTATCAATCTTTGCAAAGTTTGTATCCATGACTTCTTTCCATGCACCCTCACCGTTCATACCACCTGCCCTAATAGCACCAATAGTAACAACAAGGATATCAATCAAAGCATCAAGCTGTTCGACCTTATCGTCTGCAGCAACAGCTTCTAATAACTCATCCATCTCTTCATCAATCAGAGTCAAATACATCTTGTAGTTTTCGGGTGATGGTTGTTGATCACATGCTTCTTGGAATGTGTCAATATCTTTAAATACATTAGTCATGGATGTGTCTCTACCCACCTATCTCTCATTCTGTTTAAATACCAAAGTGCCTTGTCAATATCCTCAAGGCCGTTCTTACGTTCACAACGCCACACATATTTTAGGACATTTGCAGCGTGTGGTGCAATGGCTCCTGACATAGTTTTTGTCATAGCCTCAATAGCATCAATCGCTTCAATATCAGTACTAGCATAATGTGATGGCGAGTTTACCATATCTGTCAAAGTAAAGTTCCTTCATAATGTGGATCTATTTGTTTTATACCTAAAGCCCAATTCTCAGCAGCATCTTCAACATATCGCATAGCCTTACCACGAAAATCTTCTTGATGATACCACTTAGCCGAATCGATCTTATAGTACTTAATATACAATAGTTCTTCTTTTAAGTCAATATGTACTTCACAATATTCTTCTTCATTGTCATGATAATATGTCGAAAGTTTTTTGCCCATTTAAATCTCCGATTCTATTTCTTCTGTGAGGTGATCTTTCATAGCCAAGATTTGATCTTTTAAATGTGGCTTATCCCACCATCTAAAGAGAACACAAATAGTAATACGTGGTACATTAGTGTATGCAGAATGCCAACAATGATCAGGCTCATCTTTACCAAAGTGATAGTATCTAGCTTGCCATCCTGCCTTGTCTTCTATTCTTACAACCTTTTGAGTTTTCTTATCATAGTATTGAAAATAGCCATCACCTTTTTCAGACCAAGAAAATATAAACTGATATCCTGAGTTGGCTTCATTAGTGTGCCAACCAACAAAGCCACCTTTAGGATAGTATAGAAAAACTGCATTATCGTTTGCACCAAGTTCTTGTATAAGTTCAACTCTTGAAAACTTGAAAATATCTTCCAACTCTTTGTTATCAGGGTTTTCTGTATGGGCGTGTTCAACTGGATTAGAATAATGCTCCATAGGATGATTTGCGCCCTCAGGGTTACTCATGTGCTTTTTAAGATAATCTAAAGATAAATATTTCTCACCGTCAGTTATTGCATCAGATGGAGAGTATAAAGCATTACTATCGTTAAAAACATCTTGGTTCTTAACGATAGTTGATTTTACATACTCTAACTGATCAAGTATACTTTGATTACGAAGTACTAGTTCCGTCATCTACAAACTCCATTACTTTTGGATATATATCACTTATTCCTCTGGCGATTTCCACCGCCAAGTCTGCGTGTTCCTTTTGAGTCCCATTAGCTGAACGTAACTCGACATAATGTATCCAGGAGCGAACAGTACCATTAACATATAACCTACTGATCGTATTACCTTCTGGTAGTACCGATCTTGCTTGTTCTTTTGCGATTCCATTTTCGATTGCCCACTCATATGCTTGCATGGCAGAATTCCATACGTTGCGTTGATGTTGTTCCCAAGCAATATGTAAGCTAGTATTGTCCGTAATAACACTGGCCTGTCTATTTTTAGGGTCTTGTAATCTTGCCTTTCTGATTACAACACTATTATCTAGGTCTCTAATATCAGCGTATCTTTGGGAAAACTCTTGAAATGAAAATGAACGATGCCTCAAAAACTGTCTAGCAATATCACGTGTAGTTTCAACTTCAATGCAAATAGAAGCCATTTCGAATGGTGACCAGTGTTTATACTTGATCAAATAGTCTAACAACTTTGGTGTGGTTTTAGTATTCGCCTGATTTGAAGGATTAGAAACTCTAGCACAATATGCAATTAAGTCTTGAATGTTATCCAAACCCATAATACCAAGATCACCTGAGTGAACATGTCTTACTGGTTGACTATATGATATAAGTCTTGCCTTCATTAACCTTGACCTCGATTCTTTTTGTAACTACGTTTTTTACTCTTATTCATAGAAGACATCTTCACGTTACGTTTGCCAATACTTGTCTTCTTCTTAAATGTTAAACCTTTTAGTGCCATTATTTACTCCATCTTAAAATCTTTAAATCGTTCAGCAGTGTCTGTTTTATCAAAGGTTGCTGTATCATCTATTAGTCCACCTTCAGCATCATCAACATCAAACAACTTCATCTTTGATCTGTCAACACCAACTACAAACCTTTTATTGCTACTAGGATCATTGTACCTATTCTTGAGTTGCTTCACCATGATCTGACCAAGTGACTCTAGCTCTTCACTTGAAATCAAAGCAAACATTAAGTCGGCTGTTGCGGGTAGTCCAAAAGACTCGCTCGTGTCTTCAAGCCCAACATCTGAGTTAGAGTAACCACTACGAGTCGTTTGCGTTGCAGTGATAATCGGTACTTCGAACTCGACTGCGAGTCCACGTAGTTCTTCTGCAATAGCCTTAATATAAGTATACGAATTGATTGATCCCCCCATGCCTTTCATTCGACTAGATGCACATATGTTGAGATAGTCAATGAAGATCATCTCAGGTACAAAGTCTTTTTTTAACTTAAGCTCATTCAGTAATGCTCTAAAGTGACCTGTATGCGCTGAACCTGTTGGATATTCTTTTACAATAAGTTTACCATTATTTTTACCTGCAATATTATGCACTTTGTCTACTAGCATTTCTTTTGATAGAGTTTCTAGTTGATCAAGAGGTATGTCTAATAGGTTTGCATCAATGCGTTCAGCAATACGTTCTTCTGCCATTTCCATTGTAATATATAGCACATTGCGACCTTGTGTCATAGCATCAGCAGCAACATGACACATGAACAAAGATTTACCCACACCTGTACCTGCTAGTGCAACATTCAGGGTTTTGTTAGGCAATCCACCTTTAGTAATCTTATTGAAATACTCTAAGTCAAATGGAATGCGTTCTTCTTGCTCATGATAGAAATCATAACGATCAGAAACATTGTCCACATAGTCGTGTCCAATGTTCGCATCAAAAGAAACTGCCAAGGCTTTGGTCAATAGATCAGGGAGTGCGTTCTTAGTAAGATCCTTATGCTTACCATCAATGATGGAGATAGACTCCATAATAGCATTATGTATCGCTCTATCCTGACACCACTTTTCAGTGTTATCTTCTAACCACTTATCATTGGCCTTGACAGTTTCTTTATCAAATATGATTGGAAGTATTTCAAGTGCAGCAGTATACTGATCAGGATTAAACTTTTCACTCTGATCAATATCAATCTTTAAGCTTTCTTGAGTAGGAAGCTTATTGTACTTGGCTACATATTTCACAATCTGTTTAAATAGTTGATTATATACTCCTTGAAAATATTCTGGTTTCACAAAAGGAAGAACCTTACGCATGTAAGGCTCATCTGTTAATAGGTGACGTAATATTACTTGTTCTAAATTTATCATACACTAACCATTATTTTGACTTTCCATCGACTCTTATAGTATAGCTGAAATGTGGAACAGCGTCAACCCCATGATAATCTAATATATTAAATGTATAGAAAATATGATCTTTAGGTTTATATATTTTCTTTTTAGTGATTGGATTCCACACATAAACAGGTCTATAATGTTTCGGATTAAAGTTGATATGAAGTTTATATGGACCATCAGGCTCATCTATATGACAAGGAACAGAAGACCCTGCCCATGATCCATATACCATAACCCTACCAACTTCACTAAAAGGCATTTTATTTTCAATCACGTGCTTAGTGTAAGGTGTCTGATCTGCAATACTTGCCCAAGGAGTAATATCTTGATCTCTAGTCTTAAACCTATTAGGCTTTAGTGGAATAGCCCATGCCCAAGGTATATCAATCTTTCTTTTAAAAATACGATATTTTCTACTTTCCTGAGTACTCATGCCTTCCTGATTAGGTATAGTCGGATCTTCAAGAGGTGGCCTACCCTTTTCATCAGGGAAATCTGGTGGCTTATCTCCATACACATTTGGTATAAAGTCTAAATCAGCTTTGGCTAGTGCTCTACAGACTTCTTCATCAATCCTTGACATATCAGCATCAACATCGAAATGCTTAAAGGCTTGTCCATTAATACCTTTAAGTGGAAGATCACCACGGTATGAAAAAGGGTCTTTAGTGTTAATCCGTTTGTTCATCTTCAGTCTTAGCTACCTGTTGTTCTAGTATGTCATACAATATTTCTCCTGTGGTATGATGCCAATCAATATCTTCATGAGGTTTCCAATCCTCACCAAGAACGTCAGACACAACATCTGACGTAAATGTTAGTGTCTCACCATCTTCTCCGACCTTAAGTTCGCCAAAATTAAATACTGTTTCTATGTAATAACCTGTCTTAATTCTAATGTTCCAATGATCATTATTCCCGGGGATAAGTTCGTAGTCAATATCTTGTTTCACTGTGTCACTTCCTCAACCACAATCTCATCCATATCTACTAGTGATTTATGACCAATCTGATATTGCTTCTTTAAGAAATCTTTAAAATCTGTTTCAGCAAAGATTGGATTCCAGAAAGATTCATCAAGAGTGGCATCGTACCGTACTTTAGGTCCAAGCTCTCCAGTTTTCTGATCAACCACAGCATACCAGCCATTGGAAGGCTTAGTAGCATAACCACCAGCAAGAGCACAATCGAGAAGGCCAGAATAATGTTTGACACCACCATCCCAAGACACAGTGATAGGAATCTTTGACTTCTCTTTAACAAATCTACTTTTATCCACGTTGATAACAAAATGATATCCTTGTATTTCAGTTCCTTTTTTATCTTGCTGTCTACCAATAATCCAAATGTTATCTGCACTATAGTAGATACCCGTACCACCAGATACAACATCCTTTGGAAACAATCCAATCTCTTTATACGTGTGATTGATTGCAATCATTGGAATGTTTTTCATAGTCAAGTATGGTGTAGTCATGCGGAACAAGCTCTTAAATGCTTTGGCACGTGACATGTCTGCAACTGACTTCTCATCCTTTGCATCTTCTAGTTCTTTTTTAGAAGCCAAGTTACCAATAGAGTCGATAATAATAATAACCTCATCATCACGATCAAGACCTTCTAACTGAGCAACTAGATCAAACTTTAACTCTTCTACATTGGTAATAGGTACATGCAGTACACGACTTGTATCCACATCAAACTGATCAAAGTATGCCTGAGGTGAACCAAACTCTGAGTCATAAAAAATCATCACAGCATTGGGTTTTGCTTTTAGATATGACGAAGCCATCATCAGAGCAAAGGATGTTTTGAAATGCTTAGATGGTCCTGCAAGAACTGTTAGACCTGAAGATAGCCCACCATCAACAGAACCAGATAGTGCCACATTCATCATGGGCACGTTTGTAGGAACCATCTCTTTTTCGTTAAAGAACTTAGATTTAGTCAGAACTTCCGTTGTCTTGATCTTGCTGTTCTTCTTCAGTTTGTCCATAATTGACATTTTGTTCTCTTTCTCTATCGTTTAAATCGTATTCACTGCGTATCTCATTGTTTAGATTTTGCACTACTTGCCAAATCTCAGAAGACTGATCAGTTTTATTATCAATAAAGTTAATAAATGCAGACAGGTCTTTTGGAAAACATGCTCCACCAAAACCATCACGTCCATCATGACCAGGGATCTTCATATGACTATGACCAATACGCTGATCTGCCATCAACGCACGTGACAACTGATTATAACTACCGCCAAAATCATCCATAACTTTCTTGAGTTGGTTCATGAATGTAACCTTCATAGCAAGATAGTTGTTCACAGTGTATTTGAAGAATGAAGCTTCTACAGGAGACATGGTGATAGTCTGTGCAGGGTTAGCCAAAGAGAAGTAGTTGTATAATCCTTCTAAGTGGGATGCTGCTTCCTGCTGCTGTACACCAAAGATTCTATAACGTGCATTAGTCATACCTTCTTTGGCATTACTCTCATTTAAAAACTCAGGCTCATAAACAATACGTCCATCGATACGTGATAAACGATCAATAACATCAGGTGTGACAGTTGATTTGATTACAATAAATGCATCAGTCTGATTTACTAAACGCATCACAGCATCATCAATAGCCTTAGTATCAATGCCACCGTCATCAGATGCAGGTGTGGGCAAGCAAATAAACACACAGTTTGGTTGCCATGCACAAAGATCTTGTAGTGTGCTATCACTAACCTTTGGATCTATAATGAACTTCTCAACAGAGTTTGTAGAGAAAATATAGTCTACGGCCTTACCGACAAAACCATGTCCAATAATACCTAGTTTAAAGTTTTGCTCTCTGCGTTTTACTACAGGTTGCAGTTCAGGTTCTTTCATCTTATTATTTCCTTCATAAGCTCTTTGTCATATACTCTTTCCCTCAAGTCAGTAGAGGAAAATCTATGATCTCTTTTATTATACTTTATCTCAATACCCCTTTTGGCACATATCTTTCTGCCTGTGAAGGTAGTATCTTTATACTCTTCTCCGATTATTCTAACATGTATTTCAAACAATTGCAAGATGTCTTCTAAATCTTTTTCAGATTCATAAGGAATTATTTCATCCACATACTTAACACCCTGTAGTTGAGTCCATCTCTCGACTAGGCTTTGAACTGGTGGGTTCTTACCTTCTCTATCTCTAGATGGATCTACCTGCAATCCGCATATCAGATAGTCGCAATGATTTTTTGCCTCTCTTAACATAGCAATATGACCTGCATGAAGCAGGTCAAATGTGCTAAAGGTGATACCTACAGTCATGACGATGAATGTTTGATGTATGCTTCATCTTGATCATCAATATGATAACCAACAGTCTCACGTTCAATATCATTATGATTAAACTCTGCCCAATACAACTCATAAGCTACGCCTTCTTGAAGACATTCAAATTGATGATAGAGGCCAGGTTTAACTTTATGATAGTCACCTTCATTGAGAATCGTAATATCACATAGATCATAGTCACGCTGCCATGTGCGGATAAGCATTTTACCAGATTCAACATAGAAGCCATTCCATTTATAACGATGTAAATGCTTCGAGCAAACACCACCTTCGTCCATTTCAATACGATGAAACTCTAAAGCACCATTTGCTTCAATGAGTTGTGTCGTACCCCATACTTTACCTGCTTTCATGATTTTTTCCTAGCTTTTTTTCGTTTCATCTTTTTAAACTCAGGGAATGACATGCGTTTATCATATCCACCATCGATATATTCTTTGTGCCAACTGCCCTCAGAACTATTCATCCTGTTCCAGTTACGCCGCCACGCATTTGACAAGTGCTTATCGAATGTTGCCATTTATCACATCCTCACCTGCTTTCATTCCATATCCTCACATCTTCTGGTGTATTAATTTCAACTCCGTTAAACACGCATGGCAATACACCGATATCCCATCCATTCTTTAACCAACGCAGTTGCTCTAGTTTCTCGGTACGCTCTTCACGAGTACCTGTCAAACTAGGATACATTTCTAGTACATTCCGTTTGTATCCATAGATTCCTAAGTGCCAATCACCATATCCTGTCATACCTCTTCCAAACCATAAACATTTATCAGAAGCTCTTACTAGCTTAACAGTATTAGGATCATTTTGTTGTTCCTTTGGCATCATAGCACACATGGTAGTAACAGAATAGTTTTTTAAATGCCAAACAGTTTTTTCAATCATCTCTACAGTTACATCAGGCATGTCACCTTGTACATTTATAAACTGATTATACTTATCAAATAAAGAAGACTTAATTGCTCCTGCACATCGTTCTGTACCATTATCGTAATCTGTTTGTTCAATCCAACACTTGTTAGGACCAAACAGTTCGTATATTCGCATATCATCAGTAAGCACGTATGTTGGTATCTTAGACGCTGTACAAGCGTCATACACACGCCTAATCATAGGAACACCATCTAACTCAGCTAATGGCTTACCCGAAAAACGTGTGCTACCATATCTAGCTGGTATAAGAATAGCGGTAGATGTCATTCACTGTCCTTTCAAAATCTTCTAACTTTAACATATTAGGACCATCGCTTGGAGCATTATAAGGGTCTGCGTGTACTTCTAGGAAGAAGTTTTTAACGCCCATAGCAGAGGCAGCACGAGCAAGACTTGGAACGTAATCACGATTACCGCCACTCGATTTCCCCATTCCTCCTGGTTTTTGGACAGAGTGGGTAGCATCAAAAACAACAGGTACATCGTAATAGTCAAGCATATACTGAATCCCAGTAAAATCAACAACCAAAGTATTGTATCCAAAACTTGTACCTCTTTCTGTGATCCATACTTCTTC